GTAGTCGTCCCACTCGAATGCGACCTGCAGCCACTGGTCAAGATTGACAGCGGTCTGCAAGCGGTTGATCCCCTGCGGCTCATAGCCCATACCGTTGGTCACGGTGAAGCGCTGGGGAAATTTGACCGTTACCTGAGAACCCGGAGCGAACTCCTTCTTGAAGTCCTTCTCCCAGGAACGATTGAAGTATTCCGCGACGATCAGCTTGTTCAGCAGGAGCCGCAGTACCTTCAGCGATACCCATTGCGTATTGAGGAAATCGTTTGCCACTTATCACGCTCCACGGCGGCGGCGTAAATCCTTTGCGTTCTCGGCCTTCAGCCAGTCACGAACCGCATTCGGATTCCCGCGTTCAATTGCGGAAAGTGCCCTTCCCGACTCATCCATCAGTCCGCTTCCACGGTTGCCGACTTCGAGAGGAGGTTCAGGGGCGCTCTCAGACCCACGTTTAGCAGGAGTCTCCAGTTCGGGCTTGCCGCCTTTATCCAGTTCCTCAGTGATAAGGTTCTCAGTCAGAGCGATGTACCGGATTGCTTTACCGGGGTTGCTCTTCGCCATATCGACGAAAGCGGCCAATTCCTTCGCATCGCTACCGATGGTGAAGATCAAATCTGTCCAGACATCCGAATCGTTCAGCATTTGCTTGACGACTGCCGGAATATCCGGGTTCTTCACGATGGCATCGACGGTCGGGACTGCGATCTCCTTGAAATTCGGATACCGCGCTTCGGCCTCTTTGACCTTTTTTGAAACCTCTTCACTTTGAGTCCGCTGAGTCCGTTCGCGTTCCTGCTCCGCTAACTCTTGCTTGATCTCCCACCGGGCAAGCGCTTTGGTGTACTCCTCGTAAGTCTTGAACTTCGGAGTTCCATCGTCATTCTTGTCTTCTGGTGTCGGCTCTTGCGTAGAGACTTGCGGAACGGGCTTGGACTGCACTGGCTTGGGGCGACTCTCGGCTTCCGCTTTGAGTCGCTTGTTTTCCGCTGCCAGTTCCTTGATACGAGCTTCCGCGTCCGGCCTGCGCTTACTCTCCTGCTGCTTCGGTGGCGTGGTCGCTTCGCCTTCTACGACCGTGGGTGCCGATTCCACTTTCGGCTCTGGTACTTTTCCCGTCACGCGGAACTCATTGAATGCCGCGCTGGAAAGGTCGATAGTCTTCACTTCAGGTGCGGATGACGATACCGCTGCTGCCGTCTCTTCGGACATCCTATTACCTCGCTGCCATTTAGGCAAATACTAGCACACGGACGCTGCGTGCCTTCTACATCCTCAAGGGAGCATAGGAACCGCGTTTCCTGCTGCGCTGGGCATGATTTCCCAGTTCTGCCCCTTAGTGCCATCAGGGGTCGTTCCGCAACGCCCTACTCGTTCGCAGGTTCAGGAGCTTGTGCCGCTTCCTGTGCGCTCTGCTGAGACTGTGTGGCAGCCTGTTGCTGCTGCATTTGTTGTGCCTGATTGTTCTGCACCGCATTCATGGCTACTTCGTGCGCCTGGTCGTGGAACTGAGACTCTAAGTCATGCACCATGCCTTCGCGCTCGCTGGAAATCTGCGCCTTTGTGCTGATTTCGGCGACGGCCAGCTTCGTCTCTCGATCCTTGTCGGCTTCGGACATGGCAGCAGCGTGCTTGACGGCCTCCAACTGAAGTTTGCCTTGATTTTCGATGACCCTTCCCTGCCGTTCGATCATGAGCTTCTGCAAGACAGCCTGCATCTCCTGCATCTTCTGGTTCGTCTGCTGGACTTGCTGCTGCAGTTGACCAATTTGAGGTTGCTGACCTGCATTCGGGGGGCTGATTATGTCGGCCATCTGATCGCCCAGCGGCCCGAGTTGCTTCAAGCGGATACCGAGAGCGATAATCTGCGCGTGCTGCTGAGGGCTTAGGAATCCCATCTGCGGCAGGTTTTCCATCAGCGTGTCGACGAACTCACTGCCTTCTTCACGCTGAGACTCATGCGATGGGCCGGCGCTGATCGTTACCTGATAGCGGCCTTTGTCATCAGCAATCGGGAAATGATAAATATGGCCATTTTCCTCGATTGGCTCATCCGAATTGATCTGCACCAGCTTATGCTTGCCATCTGCGAGCCTTACTGGTCGCTCCGTATCGCCCACATCAATCGACGCAAGCCAATGATTCATGATCCTGCCCGTCAATTTGATAGCGCGGTCGTAAGCATCCACGAGATGATAGCTTCCTACCGCCTGCTCTGATTGAATCTTGCTCAGAGCAGTCCCGGACTTCTGATTCTGGCGCTGGGCCGCCGTTGGCAGAGGAGAAATTCCCATTGCGGCCTGGATAGCGCGGCGGCATATGTCCGATCCCACGCTGTAGGCCTGAAAATCGGGGGTCAATTGCACTCGATTGGGCGCTGGCAAAGGGTTATTCGCCGCGTCCACAATCATGTCGTATTGGACATAAGGGTGGTAAACCGAATTGAGTGTATCCCAAGCGTCTTTGTCCGTCTCAAACTGGCCGACTGCGCCAAACACCGTAGCCTTTGGTATCTGGCCGCAATTCTCCAGCATGGAACTCATCACATAAGCTAGGGCTTTCTGAGAATCGCGGGCCAGCGACACCAGCGAGATGAGAACCCGTTCTGCATCTCCGCCGCCTTCTGAATAGTCCACCCAAAGCTCTTTACCGAATACTGGCACGATGGGAATGTAAGGCCCAGGCTGCACCGAACCTTTCCGAAGAATCTCCACGCCATTAGTCACGTACTGCTGCACAGTGCGGGACTGCACTTGCCGCTCAGCTTTGCCAACCTTCTTGTAGGTGATCTTCACTTCCCAATAAGAGGCCAGCAGAATCGACTTGCCATCCCACCAATACTGAACATCACCACCGAAGTCATCCGCCGAGAAGCTGGTCTTCTGGGCGTTGGGGTACTCCTGCTCGAACTCTTCCATTGGGATGCGGTCGAGCTCGAATGCCCATTTGATGTCCGATCCGTCAAGTTCTTTGTAATCTGGGTCAATCAGCACCAAATCAGGGTTCTGCACTGGCAGAAGGAGGATTTCCTGCTCATCCGAATCGTCTGAAACATAAGCCCTGGTAACGCGCCAGTACCCCACATTGCGCTCGACAGCTCCCTGCAAGCCAGAAATATAAACCTGCGAGGCATTGCAGGCATACTCAATCGCCCGAATGCGGTTCTCACGGTATTCGGCCAGTTTATCGGTCGCGCCATTGCCAGCAGGATCAACCTTCACGCCGCGGGGATTCTGGCGAGCCGTGTTAACTACTTGGTTTACGTACTGATTTAATTCATCGGGACAGACTGTAGGGCGTCCTTTGCGTGCCTGTTTGTCCTCTTCCGTCCACGGATCGCCAGCCACGTACCGCATGTTCTTCTGGCCTTCGTCGCGGTTCCGCTTCCATTTTTCCATTGCATAGCGATAGCGGTGTCTTATCCGCTTGAGCAGCTCTTCATTCGCCGTGCCGAGGTCTGGGTCTTTCTCTGCCACTAGTTCACCACCCGCAGTTCAGTGGGGCACTTAGGGCAAATCTCACGCTGCGGATCGGCCTTGTAGTCGTAAATCCAGCCAATTGCGCGCGCCTTCAGAATCACATCCACATTCGATTCGTTACCGATGGCGTGGAATTGCTCCTGCACGGTGCATTTACCGCAGGTCAAGGTCAACGTCCTCACGGCCAGAGCAGCAGCAATCGCCTTCTCTGCCGTCTTGACATCCTGTGGTGGCTGGAACTCCCACAATCGTCCGGCTTCGTCCATCGTGGGAAGTTTCTCCCTCTCGGCCATCTGCTTCGCGCTGATGATGTACTTGTCCAACGGCCATGCCTCAAAGGTCAGATGAGGACGAACGATTTCATAGATGATCATTCGCAGATGAGGTGGAGCAGACGTGATCTTCGTCTCCAAATCCTTATGATTACGGATTTTGGGCGCAAGCAACTGCAGTTTGCGGATAGACCGCTCTTCGTCAACCACGCCCCACCCCGCTCTTCTCCATCGCCGACAACTGGCGCGGCGACGTGCTGGTCATCTTCGCCGCGGTCGGAGGATGCCACTTAGCGGAAGGAAGACTCTTCAGCATGACGCCGATCTTTTGAGCGTTCCAGGCCATTAGTCCTCTTTACCTACGCCGTCATCGTTGTCTACTTCGTCCTTCTCTTCTTTGCCCATGCCTTCAGAGATGCCGAGGTGATTGGCAATGTGCGCTAGCATCTCATGACCTTCATCCTTGCCGAATACATGGTGCTCGGGCTCTTCATAGCCCATGCTCATTCCCGCATGAGAGTGCCGATCTTTGGACATCTTGGGCTTTTTGTGGTGCGTGACGGTATGGCCTCCATTCTCGGCTGGCTCAATCTCCATCTTGCGAAGTTCGTGGTGTTTCTCCATCGTCTTCCCCTTATGGGCAGGTAAATTCTTGCCCTTACTTGCCTTATTCCACTCATCCACGTCTACGCCTTGTGCTTCCATCTTCGCACGGTTGGCATTGAAGTACTGCTCCTGAGAGCGACTCTCGTAAGGCATTAGCGGCCCAGCATCCGGTTGGCCTTGCGCCGAACAGTCTCAGCCTGATCTTCACTCAAAGTTCCTGCCTTGACTCCCTGCGTGGCACGCGCCTTAGCATTAGCGGCATGAGCGCGATCCTCAACTGGGAAGCGGCGTCCGGGCAACGCAAACTTGCTCGCCGGAATGTGCTTTCGTGCTTCGGTGGTCAGCTTCATCTTACCCCCATGAACTAGTCCTTCTCGGTGGAGCCTGTGGCTTCTGCGGTTTGTTTACTGGCAACTCTTTGATGCCCACCGCCAGAGTCCTTAGCGCGTCGGCGGGATGAGAAGCTGAGTCGTGCAATGGCTCTCTTCTCTGCACGCCGAGTGCTGTTTCCGGTCCCCATTGATAGCGCCTGAGATACTGGAGACCGTCCGCACACAGCTTAGCATCAAACCACAATTGCGGGAATAGCGTTCTGACAGCATTGATGCCTTGATGCACCTCAAGACGTCGCGCCACCGATACCTTGAATCCATTGGAGCGCATGACGTCCTCGATAGATTTTCCCGTCCCAAGTTCTTTTGTAGCTCCGTCCCACGGCACATAGCAGGTTCCCAGCACGTACCCCCAAGACTGCATTTCCTTGAGGTAATATCCGATTGGCTGATGATCCCCTTCGAAATAGCGGATGACATGCGTCTCAAATGGAATGCGCTGAACTGCCCATATTGATACCCGATCCCCGAAGCCGAGATCAAAGAATGTATCGACTGGGTGTGTCTCAAGATATGGGACTTCGCGTATGCGTCCCGCCTTCTCGGAGGCTTGGATTTCAGCTTTGTAAATGGCGCCCTCAACCGTAGACCGGGTGGCGCCCTCGTAGACATGGTGGAACGTATCTGGATCGCGCTCACGCAGCGTTTCGATCTTCTGCGCTGACTCTGGACTCAACCAATTGTTGTCGTGGTAGGAGGTTTTGCAGACAAAAGCACCCTTAGGTGGGTCAACGATGAAGTCCTGATAGACGGGATCAGTCTCCAAGTCTGGGTTTAGAGTGAACCATATCTCGGATCCAGGCTTGCGGATTGTCGGCAGCAGAATCGTCAAGCTGCGGCGCGATACGACCGATGCTTCCTCCACCCAGCAGATGTCAATAGCCTCGTAAGACTTGATAGAGCTAACCGTCTGCCGGCGCAATCCAGCGAAGACAAACTCAGTCCCATTCACGCCCCTGAACTCACTCTGCAGGATGCGGTAGAACTTCTCAAGGCCCAAAGCCACGATCTGATCGCTGATTAGCTGGTGCACAGATTCCCGAATAGAGTCCATGGTCTCGCGGGCGCAGAGGATTCGTAATGGCTTCTGAGTTCCAAGAATGAGCAGCGCGCGAGCCGCTGCCCACGACTTGCACCCATCCCTACCACCGTAGAGAACCTTGTAGGGATGGGGCTCAAATAATGGCGCTAGCTTCTCTGGGAATTGGGCTACGGACGCGTTGTTCACTTGCCTCTATACCTAGGAGGCTGGTAGTAATTTACGCTGGTATCGTCTCGCGCAATTGAAGTGGTTTTCCCGACATTCTTGGGTCTCGATTCAACTCGGTGCCGTGGGGCCAGTTCACTCCGCAGTGGTTGCAACGAATGGCGGTGTTCCTGCTCACTCTCGGGGTTTGGCAGAATGGGCAATTCGGTTCCGTCCCCACCTGGTTTATTCTTTCTTCCGGTGTCATCGTCAGCCAGCTCATATATCTCCTTAAGGCAAGCCTCAATCAAATATGAACGGCTGCGATTGACCTTCAACCCATAGCGGTCTATCTCCGCAACAAGGTCAGAAGACAGTCTCACCGTCACATGCTTTGTGTTCGCCATGCACACAGTGTAGCACATTGCGTTACTTCTTATCACCAGTCCGCACAAACTCCACCTTGATCTCAGCTTGGATTGGCCCACCCTCTGCGCCAGTAAGCTCAGCCTGAATCTTATCACCGTACTTCTTCGATAACACCTTTGACATCGCCCACTTACGCGTATCGACACGCAACCTTGAGCGCTGGATATGCTCCATGTCCGGCACGATGCGAGAATTTCCCTTCTTGTCGAATACTTTCAGCCAATCGTTCGATCCATCGTCAGCTATTTCCATGAGTTCGTCATAGAAATCCTCTGCCTGAATTGCCCGAGCTGCTTCGTATTGGATGCGAAACCCTTCTCTGTTCTCCATCACCCAACGTAGAACTGTAGTCTTTTCAGGCATTTGATCGTCGCGACAGATTGAACGTAGACCCTCACCGCTTGCCAGGCGAGTACATATCTCGACCGCTAGTTCAGGTGTGAAGATTGAGGGTCTTGCCATGCAGGGATTGTACTATGCAGCCACCCAAGCAGAGCCAGTAAACCGCATCACGCGCCAGCTACGCGAATTATGCGCTACCACCCAAGTAGGGTCTCCAGTCATGCGCTGGAGCGTCTCTGCGACCGTCCAGGCCATTGTCTTGCTGGTGAAGATGTAGTTCATCGGGGCACGAACCTTCGCAACTCACTAAGGCCAGCTACGCCTTGTGAACCAAGCTGTGTAAGTGCACTTACGCAGCCAACCGATTTGCCTGCGCACCAGCCTCAGCTGTAACGGGCCCGAGGTTGATGCGCCAGCAGAAAGGTTTGAGAAATGCCCAAATTTCTCAACGGTATGGCTGCGTCCTGTTCGATTCTGAACGGGACGCGGTCAAGGCCGCAATGAGAGTTTAATTTTTAGTGCGGTAGAATGCAAGGCATGAAAGCAAAGTCATCTCGAGAAGTTCCGAAAGAGTACACGGCATTTAGAGATTTACTGCGCCAGGTCGTCAAGGTGGAACCAAAGCCCGTCTCGGCCCCTTCGGCCCCCGCTTCCCCCGCAAAGGGTTAGAAGGCCACTGAGGCCTCCCTCCCAGTGAGTTCGGCGTAGGTCAGACGCTTGCCAGTTACCTGCGATAGCACCTTGGCGAATCGCTTCGCATCAGTTTGAAAATATAACGAGTAGACTCCACACATTGACATTACCATTAGGTGAATGTACATTACGGATATGGACAAGTCAACAATTAGTCAGGCGATGAAGTGGGTGAGGTCGCAAGCCAAGAAGGCCCCCAGACCGAAGGTTATGCGGCCTTGTCCCTGCTGTGGCAAATCATTTGGAGCTAGGGATTTACGCGCACATAAAACTAATTGCAAAATAAAACTTGACACGCAACGGTAATGTGATACTATTGGTCTTGTTAGAGGAGATCAACACATGATATTCATTCACGCAAACTGGTCAGGCAAAAGAGATTATGAAGCGACCAACGTGGTAGCAGCCGAAGCGGATCATCAACCGGGAATCGCTTGGAAGCGGATTGACCGCAATGAGTTCGATGCCTTGATCGCTCGTGGTGCTTCGCAGCTCTGGATCGAGAACGGCGTTCGCTACTTTGGATGGCTGTGATGGCGAGTGGCGAGATTGGATTTACACGCTGCGAACTTTGCAAAGAGTATGTACAGGATTGC